TAGCGAGCCGTTCGGGATGCCGGGCCACAAGACACTAATCTGCCCCGAATGTCGGCAAGGGTTTGCCCACCGACCGGGATGCCCCATGAGTGGGCTGGCGCTGTTGGCCGCATCCCCCGTGCGGGAGCCCGCGCCGCCCAGCGAGCCGCGCCGGACGCTCACGCGAGAGCGCGTCGAGCTGCTCGAGGCTGAAATTGCGGAGGCGATCGAGCCGCTCGTTATGCCCCATGCCGAACAGGTCGTGGCGCGCAAGGCCGTCGAGATTGTTGCTGCGCGCATGGGTAACACCCAGGAGGCGCGTCCCGAAGAAGATCGTGCACTGGAAGGCCGGACGAAAAACGGGAATACAACAAGTCCGGCCGCCTCCGCCGAGTCGGCATGAAGCGCGAAAATCCGACCATTCCGCCGCCGGCGGATGCCGTCTTGACGCCGCAGCAAGTCGCCGACTGGCTGCAGGTCTCGACCAAGACGCTGGCGACGCTGCCGATTCGCTCGAAGAAGCTCGGGCACCGGACGCGGCGCTATGTCGCCCGCGACGTGCTCGAGTATCTTAGCGCTCCTCCGATTCGCCGGGCTTCGTGATGACGCCATTTCGGTCGCATGGCAAAGGCACCTTCGTCCTCAAAGGCACGTTCGCCGGCGTGCGCGTCGAGCGCGCGAGCGGGACGGACGACCCGACCGTCTTGCGCCGGCTGCGCGAGATGTGTCGGACCCTCGCCGACGGCGGCCGCATCGACGTGCTCGAAGCGATTCGCGACGGCCACGTCCGGCCGCTCGAGGTCTGGCGCCACTACCGCGCGGGCGACTGGTCGCATCTCCCGACGGTGGCGCATGTGAAACCGCTCGTCGCGAGCTGGGCCGCCTGGCTCCCGACCGTGCCCGGGCCGCGGCACCGCCGCGATCTCGACGTCGCCGGCCGCCAACTCGGCGGGCTCGCGCGCGCCGGCGCCACGATCGCCGAGCTCCCCGACCTGGTGGCGCGCTTCCGCGAGCACTGCGCCGCGCGGGGCATTGGCCGGCAGTTCAACAAAGTGCGCGATGCGGTGAGTGCCTTTCTCAAGCGCACGGTGACGCGCCGGCATGCGCTCTATCTTGCGATCCGCGCGATCGATCCGCTCCCAGTGACGAAGCATCATCCGAAACGGCCGCAGGGGCCGGCGGCCGCGCGCACGATCGCCGAGGTCCTGGGGGGCGAATCCGGCCGGATCTGGTGGATCCTCTGCTGCACGGGGATGGGCCCGGACGAGTTCTTCGAGGGGAAATGGGCGATCGAGGATGACGTCCTGCACGTGCGCGGCACGAAACGCAGCGGCCGTGATCGCCTCGTGCCGCTGCTCGTCGAGGTCGAGGCGCCAGCGCTCACCGTCTGGGGCTTCCGCTCGGCCTTGAAGCGCTCGGGGCTCGGCGTCCATCCCTATGACGCGCGCCGCAGCTTTGCGAACTGGATGGAGCAGGCGGGGCTGTGGGAGACGCACCAGCTGGCCTATCTCGGCCACGGCGCGCGCACGATCACCGATCTCTATCGCCAGCACGAGATTGTAGCCGAGCATCTCGATCACGACGCGGAGACCCTGACCGCCTTCATCGTGCGCGCGATCGGTGGGATAAGTGGTGGGATCGCCGCTGGGCGATCGGCGGATGATGCAATGACCGGGGCGGGGATCGAACCCGCGGCCTGCGGATTAAAAGTCCGCCAGCGATTCCCGTCGAAGAACGAAGATAAAGGAAAGAGCGCGACGATGTCCCCCATCGCGCGCGACGATGACCGCCCAAAGACCCCCGATGAGATCCCGTGAATGGTGGGATTTCCGGTGGGATCGCCGCCCGTGACGCTCGTCGACCCGGGCGTGCCCAACGATCAGCAGCAGAACCGGGAGATCTACGATCTCGGGAAGGTGCTGGCCGACGTTGGCTTCCGGGGCACGCTCGCGCACTGCCGCTCCGCCTACGAGCGCGGCGCGCGCTTCATCCCGCTTGCGCAACGGTTGTTCATCGAGGAGCTCGCCCAGGTTCAGACGCTCGAGCAAATGGAGCGAGCGTTCATCCGCCGCACCCTGCGGCTGACGGGCGGCCGGATCATGGAGACGGCCCGGCAATTGGGCGTGAGCCGGACGATGCTGTGGCGGCGGTTGAAGCAATGGCCGGACCTCAAGGATTGTCTCCCATGACGACCGCCGCGGCGCCCGCCGTCTTTCCGGGCTGGCCGAAGCCGACCGATCTCAAATGGCGGCGTGATCCCACGCCACTGCCGACCGCCGACGGCCTCGAGCAGTTCCACGAAGTCTGGCGCTCGCCGATGGACGGACTGCTGGCGATCCGTGCCTGGCACCCGGGCGTCGGCTGGCATCTGAGCCTCTCGCACCCGACGCGCTATCCGACGTGGAATGAGATCCGCGACGCGCGTTACGCTCTGCTCCCCGACAATTGCACAATGGCGATGTTGCTGCCGCCGAAGGGTGAGTACGTCAACATGCATCCGAACTGTTTTCATCTGCATGAGATGGCCGCGTGAAGCTCGCCTACTGCCGCAGCTGCGACTGGCCGATCGTGTGGGTCATCACGGAAAAAGGCAAGAACATGCCCGTCGATGCGGACCCCGTGTCGGCGCCACGCGGTTTCCGGCTCGACGACCAGGGCGATGAGACCGCGCCCCGCGCGCAGTTCATCGCCCGGCCGGATCCGAACGAGCGCCTCTACGTCTCACACTTCTCGACGTGCCCCAATGCGGCGCAGCATCGGAAGGTCTCGTGAAGTTCCTGCTCGGTCCCGGCCTCAGCTGCGATCTCCAGTCGCTGATCGATACCCGCGCCCTAATCCAGGCCAATAGCGGCGGCGGCAAGAGTCACACACTGCGCCGGTTGCTCGAGCAGACACATGGCCATATGCAGCAGCTCGTTATCGATCCGGAAGGCGAGTTCGCCTCGCTCCGTGAGAAATACGACTATGTGCTGGCCGCCCGATCGGGCGGCGACACCGCGGCGGATCCCCGCGCGGCGAAGCTGCTCGCTGAACGGCTACTGCAGCTCGGCGTCTCCGCGATCCTCGACATCTATGAGCTGAAGGCTCACGAGCGGATCCGCTTCGTGCGGTTCTTCCTCGAGGCGCTGGTCGACGCGAAGAAGGAGCTCTGGCATCCCGCCCTGGTCGTGGTGGACGAGGCGCACGTCTTCTGCCCGCAGCAAGGCGAGGCGGAGTCGGCCGCCGCGGTGATCGACCTGGCGACGCGTGGCCGGAAGCGCGGCTTCAGTGCCATCCTGGCTACGCAGCGCCTCTCGAAGCTCCACAAGGACGCGGCCGCCGAGCTCAATAACAAGTTGATCGGCCGCACCGGGCTCGACGTCGATCGCAAGCGCGCCGGCGAGGAGCTCGGCTTTACGACGAAGGAGCAGCTGCTGAGCCTCCGGCAGCTCGAGCCCGGGCACTTCTATGCGTTCGGACCTGCGCTCTCGCTCGAGGTCGTGCAGGTCCAGGTCGGCGCCGTCGTGACGTCGCACCCGAAAGCGGGATCCCGGATCGCGTTCACGCCGCCGCCACCGACGGACCGGGTCAAGAAGCTGCTGCCGCAGCTCGCCGATCTCCCCGCCGAGGCCGAGCAACGACAGAAAACGGAAGCGGAGCTGCGCAAAGAGCTCGCGACCACGAAGGCGGAGGTCACGCGGCTGCAGCGGGGCGCGCCGGCAAAGACGATCGAGAAGGTGAAGACGGTCCTCGAGAAGGTCGAAGTCCCGGTCCTGACCGAGGCCCAAGTCCGCCGGCTCGAGGCGGCGGCGCACAGGTTCGACGATGCGGCCGCCAACGCGATGCAGGCGATCCGGGATCTCAAGATCCAGGTGGCGCCGAAGCCCGGGTTCGGCGGCGCGGTCCGGCCGGCGATCGTAAGCGAGCCGCGGCGGACGCGCACTGAGACGGAGACGACGTCGCCATCACGACCGGTGCAGACGTCTACAGTTCCGCGCGGCCGGATTCTTCAGGTCGAGATGAAGGTGCCGTTTCGGATGCCGGCGGCGGCGACCGATGAGCTCAATAAGGGTGAGCGGGCGATCCTGCGGGCGATCGCGCACTACCCGGAAGGCTGCAGCCGGCGCCAGATCACCGCGCTGACGGGCTACAAGAAGTCCTCCCGCGACACCTACATCTCACATCTGATCCAACGCGGCTACGTCGAGGCCCGCGGCGCTGATGCATTCGCGACCGAGGCGGGCATTGCCATGCTCGGCCCCGATTTCGAACCGCTGCCGATCGGCGCCGCTCTGCTCGAGCATTGGCGGCGGCGCTTGCCAGAGGGCGAGCTGCGGATCCTGGAGGCCGTGGTGGCGGGCTATCCGGATGCGGTAGCGCGCGAGGCCATCACGGAGACGACCGGCTACAAGAAGTCGAGCCGAGACACGTATCTCAGCAAGCTGAAAGCGCGCAATCTCATCGAGGCCGGCCGCGACGGCGTCGTCACCGCCAGTCCCTTGCTCTTCGATTCATGAAGGAGATGCACATGCGCGTGTGGCGCTGGTTCTTGCGTGTGCTCGGCCGCCTGATCGTCTTCCTCGCGGGCGACGGCGGTCCGCGGCCGCCGTACGAGGGCGAATGATCTGGCTCCTCGCGGTGGATCCGGGCCTCGACGCGACGGGCGTGGCGGCGTTCGATCTGACTGACTGGCGGCCGGGCATCAGTTTCCAGGAGGCGATCGCGCGGCTGGGTCCGACGATCATCCTGCGCACCAAACCGACCGAGCCGCTCGTCGTCCGGCTCGAGCATCTCAGTCGCGAGTTCCATGATTTCGGGGACGATTGTCCGGGTGGACTGGCGCGGATCCTGATCGAGCAACCCGCCACCGCGGGCGCGTATGCCGCGCGCCGGCGCCGCCAGGGCACGAAAGGACTCATCAACGGCGCGGCGCTGGCCAAGCTACATATGGCGGTCGGCACGCTGGTCGGCGCCGCGACGACGCATTCGGAGCTGCAGCGTGATGGCGCGCTGCTCGAGGAGCGAGTGCTGCTGGTGCCAGCGCCGCGGATCGAGAAGCGGCTACGCCAGAAGTATGTGCTAGTAAACTTGGGGATGCGCAATCATCCCCTGGCGGCACAGACGCGCCGGCCCTCGCCAGACCTGCTCGATGCGATCTATCTCGGCGCGACCTGGTTGTCGTCCGTGCAGCGCCTGTCGCCGGCCGCCTGATGGGGAAAAAGTCTGGCGAAAAGTCTGCGCGGCCGGGACGGTTCGAGCCCGGACCTGATCCCCGCCGCGGCCGCGGACCAAAGAAGGGCGCGCCGAACGCCGGCCGCCCCCCGGATGAGTTCAAGCGGATGATGCGGGCGATCGCCTCCCGGCCGGCGGCGCTCAAGCGGCTCACGAAGCTCGCGTCCGAGCACAAAGACGTCTCAGATGAAGTGTTCTTGAAGGCGTTCAAGGAGGCGGCAGATCGTGGCTACGGGAAGCCCGTCGAAGCGCTCGAGCTCTCCGGTCCGGACGGCGGGCCGATCCCGCTTGAGACTGCCGCCGACCTTCGCGAACGGATCCTTCGCGAGCTGGCTGGCATCGCAGCCCGACGCCGCCCGCCAGCAGCTCGTCGCGGGGCTGACTGAGCACGAACTCCGCGTCCTTCGCTATGAATGGGCGTTCTGGGCCCGCCCCAACCAGCTCCCGCCCCCCGACGCCGACTGGCTCTTCTGGCTGCTGATGACCGGCCGTGGGTTTGGCAAGACCCGCTCCGGCGCGGAATGGATCCAGGACGAAGCGGAACACGGCACGCGCGATCGCTGGATCGCGCTCGTCGCCGCGAATCCCGCCGATGCCCGCGACTTCATGATCCAGAAGGCGCCAAGCGCGATCTTGAACATCGCCCCGCCCTGGGCGCGACCGCTCTATCAGCCGTCGACGCGGTCCCTCGTCTGGCCCAGTGGCGCACATGCGACCGTCTATTCGGCCGAGAAGCCGGACCAGCTGCGCGGCTTCTCCGGCGATCGCGCCTGGCTCGATGAGTTCGCGAAGTTCCGCAATCCGCGCGCCGTCCTCGACAATCTCCTGTTCGGCATGCGCGAGGCCAAGCTCTCCGAGCCCAAGATCTGCATCACCACGACACCCAAGCCGCTCGAGCTCCTGGCCGAGCTCGTCAAGGATCCCGACTGTCGCACCGTCACGGGCACGTCGTATGACAACGTCGAGAACCTGGCCCCGTCCTGGTTCGCGAAGATTCTGCGGCGCTACGAAGGCACGGCGACGGGCGAGCAGGAGATCTATGGCCGGCTGCTCGATGAAATGCCGGGCGCGCTGTGGAAGCGGCAGTGGATCGATCACCTCGCGCGGCGCGAGCGGGGCCACGTCGACGGGCTCGAGCGGATCGCCGTAGCCGTGGATCCGCCCGGGTCATCGGGCAAGGGCGGCGCGGAATGCGGGATCGTCGCCGCCGGCGTCCGCCGCGGCGCGAACGGCTTCCGCCATCTCCACGTCCTCGAGGATGCGTCGGTGCGCGCGAAGCCCGCAGTCTGGGGCAAGGCCGCGGTCGATTGCTATCACGCCTGGAAGGCCGACGTGCTCGTGGGCGAGAAGAACTTCGGCGGCGAGATGGTGGAGCACGTGATCCGGACCGTCGACGGCGGCCGCGAGGTCTCTTATCGCGACGTCTCGGCCAGCCGCGGGAAACACATCCGGGCGCAGCCGGTCTCCTCACTCTATGAACAGGGCCGCGGCCACCACTGCGGCACGTTCGCGGCGCTCGAGGACGAGCTCTGCACCTGGGAGCCCGAGGCCGAGCCGCCGAAGCCGTCCCCCAATCGGCTGGATGCCCTGGTCTGGGCGGCGACCGAGCTGGTGCTCGGCTACGAGGCCGTGACGGACATCGAGATCCCCGTCCTGCGCCGCGGCGGATAGTTGGTCGTAGGCGTGTGCGCCCCTATATTGTGGGCGTTCTCGCCCTTGCTGGGGTGCGCCGCCTGAAAAAGCCTGCGACGAAGCTGGCCAAGCTGGGGAAACCCGCCGTGCCAGGCATCGAGACGCCACCGGTGCCGGCCGCCCCCGGCGCCGGCGCGCTCGCGACGGTCGGCTACACCACCTATCGCAGCCGCAGCGCCACTCTCTTCATTGACGATCCACTCATCCAGCAGCTGCAGGGCCGCAATGCCGAGGCCACGATCGATCGGATGCTGCTCGATCCCGTCATCGCCGGCATCATCGAACGCACCAGCCTGACGCTCCGCAGCGCGGCCTGGACGATCGAGCCGGGCGGGCCGGCGGACCTGGACAAGCGCTTCGCCGATCGGTTGTCCGAGGATCTCGACGAGCTCGAGACCGGCTGGACGTCGACGGTCGCTTCGATGGCCGACGCACTCGCCTGGGGGTTCTCACTCTTCGAAGTGTTGTTCCGCCAGGAGCCGGACGGCTACCACTGGGCGGACTTCAGCCCGCGCGAGCAGCGCTCGATCGACCACTGGGACATCGATGACAGCACCGCCCGCCTGCTACAGGTCTGGCAGCGCGTCCAGGTCGTTACGTCGCGCTTCGGCGGCGTGCGCAGCGGCGGCCGGCTGCCGTTGCCGGGCTGGAAGCTGCTGCACTTCCGCACGCACCCGGCGAGCGGACGGCCCGAGGGGCGCAGTCTCATCCGCAATGCCTTCATTGCCTGGGCCGACAAGCAGGAGCTGCGGCGGCTCGTGAAGGTCGGGCTGCGCCGCGACTTCACCGGCGTGGCGAAGTACCAGGTCCCGACGGAGCTGCTCTCGAAGGGCGCCACGACCGATCAGAAAGCCGCGCTCGCCCAAGCGGTGCAGATGGTGCAGGAATTCGAGCGCGATCAGCGCGAAGGCCTCGTCGTGCCGTCCGAAACGATTCCCAGCACCGGGCAGCCGTCGGGCTACAAGTTCGATCTCGTCAGCTCGGGCGGCCGCCGCCAGCTCGAGATGACCGAGCTCTGGACGCTGCATAACCGCGAGATCGCAATCGGGCTGATGGCCGAGTTCGTGCTCCTGGGCCACGAGTCCGTCGGCACGCAGGCCCTGGGCGGCGTGAAGGTCGGCTTCTTCGAGCGGGCCATCAACGCATGGCTCGACATCATCGCGGAGCTGATGAGCCACAAAGCCGCGGCGACCTATCAGATCTTCAATCCGCAATTCGCCACGGCCGAGCGGCCCAAGTTCATCCACGGCGACATCGACAAGCAGTCGCTCACCGAGATCGGGCAGTTCATGCAGCAGGTCCTGGGCGGCGGTGGCATCACGCCGGATCCCGCGCTCGAGCAGTGGCTGCGCCAGCAGATCGGCGCGCCGCAGCTCACGACCGACGCGCCGCAGCCGGATCCCGGAGCCACGCCCCCGGCGCCGATGGTCGATGAGGCGGGCGCCGCGCAGGACGCCGGCGTGCACAACGTCACATGATGGCCACCGCGCCACGCCCCGCCCGGGCGATCTTCCCGCGCGCGCAACTGCGGCACGAGCTCGCCGTCCGGGAGCAGCGGCTGCTCCCCGTCGTGCGGCAGGCCCTCGCGGGCATCCGCACTCTGCTCACGCACCAGGATCTCCGGATCGCGGCCGCCATGGGCCAGATCCCGCCGATCGCACCGGCGATCGAGCGCCGCTGGGCCGCCTACATCGACCAGATGATCGCGGCGCTCACCGGGCCGATGCCGATCGCCCGCGCGGCGCCGGCGCCCGATCCCGAGGAGCAACGCCGGCGCGAGCGGCTCTTCATCAGCGCCCAGGAGCTCGCCCGCCGGCAGATCGGCGCATTGATCCGCGAGCTCTCGCCGGCGCAGCTGCAGGCCGTGCGCGCGCAGCTCGCCGCGCTGATGGAATTCGGACCGCGCCCCGACGTGCTCGCGGCGATCGGCCAGGCGACCGGGCTCACGACACCGCAGACGGAATCGGTCGCCAACTTCTATCGCCAGCGCGTCGACCAGGGGATCGCACCGGGCCCGGCCGTCGCGGCGACACAGAACTACGCCGATCGGCTACTCGACCTCCGCGCGCGCACCATCGCACGCCATGAGGCCGTGACCTATACCAATCAGCTCGTGCTCGAGCGCGCCGCCGCGGCGACGTCCGCGGGCGGCACGATCGTGAAGCAGTGGGTCTCGGCCCGGGATGGCCGCGTCGACGGCGGGCTGCCCACCGGGATCTGCCGCGTCCTGGATGACGGCAGCCGTATTCCGGTCGACCAGCCGTTCGAATACCTCGGCGAATCGTTCGATGCCCCGCCCGCGCACATCGGGTGTCGTTGTCTCGTGGAGATCTGGAGAGAGGAATGATCGACGACACGCCGGACAGCCCGATCGAACCGCAGCCCCCGGAACCGCCGGCGGTCGCGGAGATCCGGCCCGAGGTCCCGCACCCGGCGATGCCGGCGGACGCGGTGCGCCTGCTCATCCTCTATGATGAAAAGACGTCGCGCGTCTACGTCGACGCGCCCTACGCCCGCCGCGGCCTGTGCTATCAGATGCTCGAGCTGGCGCGCGACATGGTGTTCAAGAATCACATGGTGACGGAGGCCCAGCGCGAGGCGCAGGCCTTCGCGGCCGCAATGGAGCACGGACCGCGGATCGTGCGGCCCACCGGCCCGCTGCCGTCCCGGCCACGCTGAGGAGGATCCCATGCCGTTCGGTCAATATTCCGACTTCGCCGCCTGCGTCGCCGACAACCAGGACAAGGACGATCCCGAGGCGTTCTGCGCCTATCTGCATCAGCAGACGACGGGCAAGTTCCCTAACCAGAAGAGCGCGGTATGCCGTTTCTTCGAAGGCGTCGGCCGGCTCTTCACGGCCGATCTCGAGAAGGACGCGCCGACCAAGACCGTCGAGGGCCAAGTGTTGCACGCCGGCGCCTTCGCCTACGTCGGCGATGCCGGCGATCCGAGCACGTGGAAGCTGCCGATCCACGACGAGGCGCACGTGCGCGCAGCGCTGAGCCGGTTTTCGCAGACCGATCTGCCTGCCGGCGAGAAAGGGGCCGTCGCCCGGAAGATCCGCGCGGCGGCCGAGCGGCACGGCATCGACACGAGCGGCTTCGAAGACAGCCATCCCGCGGCGAAGTCCGCCTTCGAGCGGTTGGTGCCGATCGCGAAGATCGATGCCGAGCAGCGCCTGGTCTACGGCATCGTCTACGAGCCCGACGTCCCTGACGCGCACAACGATTACATGACCGCCGGCGACATCGAGAA